AGACGAAGAAATTCTAGACGAAGAAATTCTAGACGAAGAAATTCTAGACGAAGAGGAAGAAATTGTCGCCGAAGAATTGAGCCCGGACTTAACCGAGGTCATCAAAAGCATTCTTGCCGAAGAAATGGAGGATGTTATATTTGAACAAGATGAAAGTGAAGAAGATGAAAGTGAAGAAGATGAAAGTGAAGAAGATGACAGCGAAGAAGCTGGAGATCTTCAAGAAAGCTCAGAAGAGATGTATGAGGCATATCAAGCTTATGAAGAAAGCCTCCAACTCCAACAGGAAGGTCGACTTTTAAAAACAAAAAACAAGTCTCTCATAACAGAGCAAAAAAATCTCAGCAATAAAGTCCAGTTGCTGGAGCAAAAATTACAAAAATATGGCACAGTCATTGACAAGCTTAAAGATAAGCTTAATGAAACCAACTTAGCAAATGCCAAGTTGTTATATCAGAACCGTATTCTAGATAGTGACTCGTTGAATGAGCGACAAAAAGATAGAATTGTCGAAACTATTATGGATGCTAAAACAGTTGAAGAAGCAAAAATTATATATGAAACGCTTCAAAGTGCAGTGGGAGCTAACTCGTTTAAACGTAAGCCAAAATCACTGAACGAAGTTGTGACCAAACGCTCTTCAGCCTTTATGCCTCGTAAAGAGGAGAAAAGGGTAGATCCCTTTACAGCGAGAATGAAAGCTCTTGCTGGAATTAAAGAATAGATTTTATTTTATTTTATATAAAGGAGGAGAAAAACAATGTCTATACTTCAGAAATTAACAGAAGGTATCGTTAAACGCGATATGAAGAAGGAAGGCGCCGCACTGCTTGATAAGTGGGGCAAGACCGGACTTCTAGAAGGTTTGGGCTCGGAGAACACGAAACAAAACATGTCTCGTCTTCTTGAGAACCAAGCCAAGGAGCTTCTCCGAGAAGCTTCCACTATGGCACAGGGCGACGTCGAAGGTTTCGCCGCTGTCGCATTCCCAATTGTTCGTCGAGTTTTTGGCGGATTGATTGCTAACGACCTCGTTAGCGTTCAGCCTATGAGTCTCCCGTCGGGACTTATTTTCTTCATGGACTTCCAGTTCACGAATGCCCGACTTGGACAAGATGCGGCCGACTCGCTGTATGGCGGAGGAAAAGTTGGTCAGCAAATCACCGGTGGTGTTGATCTTACGGGTATTAACGAAGAGAAAAGCTTCTACTCGCTTAACAATGGATACACCTCACCGACTGGTAGCAATGATCAAATGATTGCCACATACCTAGCATCTGGAACCTTTGGTGGTGAGCCTCTGGCTTCGTCACACACGAAGATTCTTACGAAGAATGAAGTTGAGAAGCTTCTTCGATTTGATCCTAGTATCACTTCGGGAACAACTAAGTACTGTATTGCAAAGTTGCCCCTTACAGGTACTCGTGGAAATATCGATCAGCTTAACCGCGATAACTTGGTTGCGTTCTCCATTAATGGTGCAACCGGTCAAGGTGTGTTCGGCTCCGGCGCAACGCAAGCTCGTCGTCTGACCGCATTCTCGGGAACTTCAAACAGCCCAGTTCCTTCTTCAGATGGAGGCGCCCTCTCGAATGCCGCTGCAACACACATTTATGTTGTTGGCCTTTCTGACACGCTTACAGCCGTTCAGCTATCTAGTTCAATGGGTGGTTCTGCTTCTACTCTCGGTGAGAGAACCTATTCGTTCCCAATTAAAGATAATTTTGATGGCACCCCCGCTGCTGGTGGCACAAACGCCATTGGCGCAGTTGTTGGTGCGGACGCTTGGGGACTTGAGAATGATGCGGGAATTCCCGAAATTGATCTCAAGGTCGATTCCGTGTCCGTCACCGCAGTGACCAAAAAGCTCAAAGCAAAGTGGACCCCCGAACTCGGTCAGGACCTCAACGCTTACCACAACCTTGATGCAGAGGTCGAGCTTACCTCGATTCTTTCTGAGCAAATTGCTCTTGAGATTGATCGAGAAATTATGAACGACCTTATTCAAGGTGCAACTGCCGGCCGGTACTACTGGTCGCGTTCCCCCGGTCTCTTCTTGAACCGAGATACTGGTTTGGAAGAAGGTGCAAGCTCTGCTGCTCCTGACTTCACGGGTACTGTTTCCGAGTGGTATGAGACGCTCCTGGAGACGGTTAACGATGTGTCGGCTGCCATCCACCGCAAGACGCTTCGAGGAGGTGCAAACTTCATCGTCACGTCGCCGGAGGTTGCTTCGATCCTTGAGTTCACTGCTGGTTTCCGCGCTGCGGTTGCTGTCGATGAGAACAAGGGCACAGCAGGCGCCGTTAAAGTCGGGCAGGTTAGTAAAAAGTGGGACGTATATGTCGATCCCTACTTCCCGCGCAACGTGCTTCTTGTAGGACGTAAGGGCAATAGCTTCCTTGAAAGTGGCTATGTGTACGCTCCTTATGTACCACTACAAGTCACTCCCACTATCTTTGGTACGGAAGACTTCGTGCCACGTAAGGGTGTCATGACCCGATACGCTAAGAAGATGGTACGACCTGATATGTATGGCCTTGTGGTTGTACGAGGTCTCCTTGGTGAGTCAGGCGCGACTAGCTAATAGCTAAATGCGTTTATAAATGAGCCCCGGCTGTTTATTCAGCCGGGGTTTTTTTTGTTGAAAATAAACTTCCCATTAGTTTTGCGCTAGTCTATTTATAAACAAGGAAGGAGGAAACTCTTTCGTTAATTGACCTAAATTAATATTTTAACAAAATGGAGGAAATATATTATGGGAACTAAAAGAGTAGGTTGGGCACGAATTCGTAGCCTGATTAACGAAAACAAAAATGCATTACAACAGAGGCGATATTTAACACAGACGCTCAGTGCGAATACGACACTGACCGATGCTGACTCGGGACAGATTATTTCTGTCAATGGCGCTAGCGCGATTGACGTTACACTGCCTCGCGCAACCACAGCCGGGCTTTGGTTTAGGTTTGTGCTGTCGGATAACACTGCGGATGTTGACATCGTTCAAGGAGACGCTACCGACGAACTAGTGGGCAGCATCATGTGTCTTAGTAACAAGGATACGGGAACCGGGTCCGATACTAAAATTAGCTTCAAGGCTGGCGTCGCACTAGCTGGCGATTGGGTTGAAGTTATTAGCAATGGATCGGATTGGCTCGTTAGCGGACAGTCTGCTGTAAATAGTGGAATCGTTTTCGCCTAAACATATTATTGCTCTATATCGCTGAAACCCCCTCTTCGGAGGGGGTTTTTTTGTGAAAGTAAAACCACTTTTAAAAACTGCATTGGCCAAATTTCGGCGCGGCCAATTTTTTGAGATTTTAAATTGTGATTAAGACTAGTTATTATGGGAGGATAGAGTTATGAAACACTGTAGTAAATGCAACTGTCCGTGCGACCCATGTAGTTGTGGATGTAAATGTTGCTAATAAATCATGGGGGGTGAATTGCTTCGCCCCCTCTGTTTTTGACATTTTTAATCTTTAAAACTATTTATTGTAATGATATTGAAAAGGAGATTTATCATGGGCAAGAAGAAGAGACATATGTTTAACCCAAAATTTATTAGCCACTCTCGGAGCCGGCTCAAGACGGAGGAAACAAGAGAGCCCGAAGAGGCGAAAACCACCATCGATTTGGTTGAAAAAGTAAAAGAAGAACCAGAAACCAAAAAAGCCGTCTTACAGACACCTAAATTGAAAGAGGCGCCCACATCTAAGCCGAAAACAACCCCAATTAAGAAAAAAGAACCTGAAATTAAAAAAACGGTTACTGCTACGGCCAAGAAACCTAAAGCCGCAGAAGCAAAAACAAAAAAACCCAACACGACGCACAAGTTCAAAAAATCTTCGAAGCAGAAAAGGCGAACAAAACAATAACATTTAGTTTTTTGCACCCTTCTGGACTATTTATTGGAGGAGACTAAATGAATGTCCACACCAGATCTAAGCCCCGTTTCGCAAACCAGCGCAGTTGTTTTGGCAACTGGAAGTTCAGCAGGCGACGTTGAAAATAACGCCAGCCTACCTTTCGGTCTATACTCAAACACGAGTTCGGGCCTATTCTCGCAATATTTCTGCTCAGGTGCCGCCGAACAAGTTTCTTATACTTATAAAAAACTAGGTGGCGACGTATTAGATGTTGAGTTAACTGACAATAATATTTATGCATCTTACGAAGAAGCTGTACTAGAATATTCTTATATTGTCAATATCCACCAGGCCAAAAATGCATTATCTGACCTTTTGGGCGCAACTACTGGAACATTTGATCA